GCTAGCCCACTTTATAACGTAACAAAGCCCTTGATTTCAAGGGCTTTTAAGCTAGGTTCTATCTCCCCTGCCGGAATAAACGGCTATAATATAGGAAGAAATAGAACAAAAAACCTAGAAAATATGAAGAAAATCAAGCATTTTTTTCTCCTCTTTTTCTAGTTTTTTTCGGACTTTTCGGGCTGATTTCGGACTCAAACAAAAACACCCGAAAAAATCGGGTGCGGTTGTAAAATAAAGAAAGCCTTAAATAAGGCTCTCTTATTATAACATATATTTTTAGATAAGTTCAAGCAACAATTAATTGGTATCTTTCAAGATTATGCTTTTTGAGTAAATCCCAAATTGCTACAAAATTGTTGTCTTTTAAGTAGACCTCCCTAAGCGTACTATCTTTAGTACGTTCCAGAATATCCAAGGCGTCTTCTATATTTATTTCCGAACCAGCTAAAGCAAGTTTTTCTGCTATAGCTAGCTGTACTATTTCAATTTCCTTTACTGTCATATTTTGCACTTTCTTATTTGTGGTTTTTACAAGAATTTTAACAAATTATTTTCGATAAGAGCAGCTAAAGCTAATCGCTTGTTGCCTTTATTTTCAAAATCAACGTAAATTGTGGCAAGTTCTGCGTCATCAATATTTTCAATTTTTGTGATTTTACCTTTTCCGAAAGTTGCGTGTTCAACGATTGCTCCAACTAAATTTTCATTGTGTTTTTCAAGCCACTCTTGATATTTCTCATTGACACGTTTTGACATTTTCACTTCAAAGACACCGTCATCAGAAGCATAATAGTAAGTGCGTTTGAAATCTGAAAAGTTTAAATCAGAACGTCTAACAGCTTTGCCGAGTGCCAACATGAATTCGATAGCTTGTAAAATTACTTCATCAGAAGCATTTCGACTATCAATTTGACCATCTACAGCGTCACCATATACGCCGTAGAAATGACCGTTTTCTTCATCTGATAAACCATAAATATCCATGATATTATCTGTTTCGTGATTGCAGTAGACAGCGCCTTTGTCGTCTACGATTGCGTATTGAACTTCATTATTTTTGATTTCTTCAAGTAATTCTTTAGCGTTCATTTTCATTTTCTCCTTTGATAGCACTTACAAAAGTTATACTATATTTTTCCATATTTTTCTATTCAAAAGTTACGTCGCCGTTATCAACAGAACCGATATATTGCATTTTGCGTTCACGTTCATCGGCTGGTGCCATTCCACGAGCTTCAATGCTGATATTTCCGTCTTTATCTTCCCAGATATCAAGCATATCTGCTTCAAGTTCCATATCTTTGATAATATCCAAAATTTCTTGTTCAGTGTGTTTCATTGTTTCTACCTCGTTTTCTTTTGCGTATTGTGTTAGCTTGATAGCGTTGTTATATGACATGTTTCCGACATCGGTCCTACCTTTAACGTAGTTTGATAAAGTCTGTTCAGATATTCCTGTTACTTTAGAAATCTGATAACGTGAATTATTTGTTAATAAGTTTAAAATTTCTTGTTTTGATAATACTTCAATCATGTTTGCTCCTTATTTAAGCAAGAGCCAAGCGATTAGCCCGATAACGACCAACCAGCCTAGAAATGCTTTCCAATCAAAAGAATGTTTTGTTACTTTAAATTTTACTTTCATAGCATTTTTTGTTAATATTTAAGTACACCCCCGAGGGGGTGGATAGTGAAAATCACTATCCGATTTCGATATGCCATTCAAATGTTATGACCAACAAGTTAATTTTGATGACGAGCTTGTTTGTTTTGATTTTGAATGGTTTTTTTCAAATACTTAAACATTTGTTTTTCCTTTCTGTAGTTTCCTTGTCTAAGGTTTTGTTTTTACCTCCCTCAACCTTACATATACATTATACCATTATAAATAATAGTAGTCAACACTTTTTATAAACTTTTTTGATATTTTTTAAATTTTTTTAGTCCGTTAAAGCGGACTTTTTTTAATGTTTCCGTTAAAACGGCAACAAAAAAAGCCCTTGGAAAAATCCAAGGGTGTTAAAGTATTGTGCTCACTTAATTATATCATTTCTTATCATCTTTGATAGTGACTTCTACTTTTTGAGGCACATCTTTTTGCTTTTTAATTTCAGCAGTGATTGCATCTGTAGTCGCCTTAGCTTGTTCTTTTGTTGTCTGAATAGCTTGTTTAATTTCTGCTGATGTTGAATCTGGGTTTAACGCACGGAAAAAGCGGGCGTACCAAGGCGCTTGATTAGTCCATGTGTAAGACGGAATGTCATGACCGTTGTTGTCTTTGTAAATTTGTTGGATGATTTTCATTTCGTCAATATGAGCCAATGCTCGAATTTGGTTTGTGTGTCCGTTGTAAAAATAAAGTGTACCTTCGTTCCATTGAGGGTCGCCTTTGATGTTAAATAGAAAGTCCATTGTTTCTTCTCCTTTAAAATTATTTTGAATTGTGTCATTGTCATCAAGTAAAACTACATTTTTGTCAAGTCCACCAGCAATACCAGTTGATGTGAATTGCCACCAGCGAATTCCATCCATAGATGGAAAGATTTCCCAAATCGGGTCTGGGGTTACGTTATAGTTTGGATAAGCTGCAATCCAAAGTGAGTTTGGATATTTAGCTAAAATTTGGTGATAGTCAACATTAGCCAGTGTATAAGGTTTATAACTGTAGTAAATCGGCTTGTAACCAGCTTGTGAACATTTATCCATAAAGGCTATTACTGCGTTAGTATTAGCTTGTACAGACGCGCTAGCGTCATCCTCATAATCGCAAATAAGGTAAGGCACTTTAGCTGGTAAATTGCTGATAAAGAAATTAGCCTCAGCTACTGCTTGATTGGCATCTCCGCCAAAACGGGCAAAGTGATAATAGCCGATAGGTTCGCTGGTTTGTGTTTGAGGCACACGAAAAGGAGACAAGTAACTTGTCCCCTCACTAACCTTGATAACAGTCTTGTTAGTACCCACTTGTTGGCAAATTGACGCTAAATTCGCTGGTTGATAGCTAGAAACGTCAATAAAATAGTCATTCTTCTTCATGGTCATCACCTTTTGGTTTATCGTATGTTAAAGCTTTTTCGCTATCTTTTAGCCCTGCTGTTGTTGGGTCGTTAACCACTCCTAACAATACAAGTAACGTCAAAACAGTATTGACTACGTCCTCGATGTTATCTGGGAGTTTTAGTCCAAGTTGTTGCGCTAAAAGGATTAGTGTTCCTGCGATCGCTAACAATGTAGCTTTGTTTTTAAAACGTAATTTCCAATTAATCATTTGACTTCCTCCAACTTTTTATCGATTTTTTCAATTTTTTCCGACAAATTTTTGATTTGTTCGGTCATTTGGATAAGCACCTTCATTTGTTGATCGTGATTATCCAATCTGTTTTTTATTTCAGCAAGTTCTCTATCTTGCTGATTATTTTTTTCTTCTAGGATTGTTAGACGTCGTTCGTTATTCGTCATTTTGTTTTGAAAAAATCCGAATAGTGTTAAACCAGCGACCGCAACGCCTAGAATTGTATTAATGTTGTTAAAGACTCCCATATTCCCTAAAACCCACTTCCTAAGCCTTATTCAGCGGTTTCTTCGTCTTGCAAGCCTGCGTGAGACAAGTCTACAAGCTCTTGTACTTGTTTACGGAAACGTTTTGGAACAGTCTCAATAGTAATCCAGCCTAGTTCGATTTGCATTGCAAAATAATTAATCATCATGGTTTTTCCTCCTAAAAATATGTTTTTAATTTTCTGTAATAGTTTCATCTGCTGTTTCCTCGTCAGCATACATTTGATTGATTAAGCCATTCAAAGTAGCTGTTGCTAGCTTTGTCATTTTTTCCGAATCATCAATGGCTTTTTGCATTTTTTCAATCATTTCATCGTATTTTGCGATTTTCTCGCCGATTTCATTAAATTTCTCGTTTTCGGCACGTCGTGGAAAATTCTCTTGATAAACAACTTCCAGCGCCAATTTTTCAAGCTCTGCGTTTGAAAGCTCGATTTTATCAGCTGGTAGCATGACGGGAAGAAATCCACCGTCATCGTTGGTCAAGGTTACTTTCGTACCTTTAACCGTGCCGTCTGTTTCAAA